TAAAGAAGGTGGTCTACTTCAATTAATGGGTGGTGCAGGAAAACCTGGACCTATGGGCATTCCTAGTTTCTTTGACACAGGTGAATCTAGCTATGGAGATAATCAACAAGCATATCAGGATGATTATGAATCTTCTTATGGTGATTCAGGAAGTAGTGATTCAGGAAGTAGTGATTCAGGAAATAGTGATTCTGATAGAATAGAAAGATTAGAATCTGATGCTAAAAAAGGGTTAATAGATGAAATAAAATCGAACCCTCAGTTAGATAATTTTGGTATGGCTAAAACTTTAATAGACCAAGTTAATAAAAATCAGATAAGAGAAATTGAGTATGATGATAGAGGAAGAATAACGGGAGCTTATCATACTCCTACAGGTGGTTTTGGATTAATGGGAGTATTATCTAATGTATTGGGTAAAGCAGGATTAGACCCTACAGTTTATACAGGTTATGGTAAGGGGTCAAGAATACCTGACAGTGGAGACTCAGGAGAAGAACCTTCTAAGATGATAAAGAAAATTGTAGAAAAGAAAAAGGAAGAAGATACTCCATTAACTGAAGCAGAGTTAGACTATTATGGCAGAGGATTAGGAGAAGATTCTAAACCAATGAAAAGTCTTTCAGATGTTAATGAGTTCATAAGTGGTTTATATAAAAGCACTGCAAGTCCTACAGGTGCTAAGTTAAGTGAAAATAAAAGATACTTAACACTACCTAATGGTAAGGTTATTGATTTAAAAACAGGTAGACAATTAGAATCAATAGATGGATTAGAATTATTTAAAGGAGGTTTAGTTTAATGGCAAAAATAATTGAAACAAACTTTGGTACATTAATAAATCCAAGTAAAATTGCAAATGGTAGTGCGTCTAGCGTTGTAAAGAAGGGTTCATTCTATGTATTTTCTATTAGAATTAATGCTGATGACATAAGAGAATATTCTTTTACAGATAGAGCAAGAGCAGAAAATATGAGAAAGATTTTAATAAGTCACCTTGAGCAAGACATTGCTCGTAAAACAAAGAGGGCATAATGAAATACAATATAACAGAACTACTAGACCAACTTGTTGAGCATGAGGGATTAGAACTTATGCCTTATGAAGATTCTTTGGGCATAGAAACTATAGGCATAGGTCGTAACTTAAAAGATAGAGGTATATCTGAAGAAGAACTAGGTCATATGGGCAAAGATATAACTAGCTTGTATGAATGGGGTTTAACAAAGGAACAGGCTTACTACTTAGCAGAGAATGATATTAAGATAGTTGAGAAGGAAGTTTGTGAAAAGCACCCTTGTGTGATAGAATTAGACGAAGTGAGACAAAGAATAATTATTGACATGGCATTTAATATGGGTGTGCCACGACTAGGTAAATTTAAAAAGATGTGGAAAGCTATAGATGATAAAGACTTCCCTTCTGCAAAAATTGAAATGTTAGATTCTCGTTGGGCAAAACAAGTAGGTAACAGGGCAGTGCGACTTTCCAATGCAATGGAGACAGGAGAGTGGGTGTAATATGTGGGGTGCAATAATTAGTGGAGTAACAAGTCTTGCTTCTTCTTATATGGATAGTAGGAAGGTAAAGGCAGAACACAAGTCTAAGATAGAACAGGCAAGATTAAATGCAGAAATTAACAGGATTGAAAAGGCAGCCAAGTCAGACCAAGACTATGACATTGAAGCCTTACGACAAACAAGATATTCATGGAAAGATGAATATGTACTTGTCATCCTTACCCTACCTTTCATCGGGAGCTTCATCCCTAATATACAAGATTATGTTCTCAAAGGATGGGAATACATAAACAAAGCACCTGATTGGTATCAGTGGAGTTTTATGGGAGCAGTCGCAGCTTCTTTAGGAATCAGATGGGCCTTTAAGTTCTTCAGTGGTAAGAAATGATTCTTCTGCTTCTTCAAGGTCTTCCTGTTCTACAGGCATATCATAACTTATAGAATCATCATCTTCAGGAATATCATCTGTATCATATAGTTCATCAGGAAATGCTCTCTGAATTAACTCTAAACATTTTTCTAATCCAAGAACTTCCATACACTTTATAATATCTTCTTCAAGAGATTCAGTTGTAATCTCATCTACATCAATATTATTTCCTCTTATTCTTGATAAAAGCTCCAAAGCCTTGAGAGCAGATGTAGTCTGTCCTTGTGTACGAGCTACATTATATTGATTTTCTATCTCATCTACAACGTCTATACTAGTTGTGAGACTGGAAGATAATTCATCTATTCTATCTTTTATATCTTGTTGTTTAAGTAACCTGCCACCTTGATTGTGAGCAGAGACTTCGCTATATCCTGCATCTTTAGCAGCTCGTGTGGCATTTCTATGCAGGACATAGTTCTGACAAAACTTTTCATGCTTTTCTTTAAGCAGCATTCCATACCTCTTTACTTGTACCTGTAGATAGAAGTATATCTGAATACTGAGGTTCTGTTGCTCTCATAGAATTTTTATATACTGCAGATACAAGAGTGTTCTTGCCATTCATATTAATAGAAACATCTATTTCTTTGTTATCAAATAACTTTTCACAGTCTTGTGCCATTGCAAGAAGCTCACCTGTAGTCCAAAAGTATTCGCCATTTGTTTCAACTTTAAAATACTTAGGTTTATTATTAAGTATTTCTTTAGACATTTCTTCTGTTACTTTAGGTACAGAGCAGTCAAAACCAAACAACTCAAAGTTTCTAAATCCTAGTATGTGAGCAAGAGAAATTGTTCTCATAGCAGCACAAGTGCCACCTGATACAAGTGTTTCTCCTTCATCAATACCTGTATCTTTATGTAGTTTTATTTTATCTGTAATGTCTGTATCTCTTAATGCTTCTGAGTAGGCAGACCAACCTAATATGTTTGCTTTCTTTTTAATAAGATGTTTTGTTACAGAAGGGTCAGTCATGGAAGCAACTAAGAATAAAGTTTTATTATCAATAGTCTTAAATAAATCTTTTCTTTTTACACCATGAGTACTAATACCTGTGATAGGTCTTGGGTCAAGAATAACACACATGAAAGGTTGTATACCATGTTGTATTAATTTAGGATAGCTATGCTTGACACAAAAGACTTTACAATTTTCTTTGTTATAATCTTTGTAAGACTCTATCATATCTTTTAGTTTTCTATAGTCAGTGCTTTCTCCACCTGAAACAATGATTGCAGTTTCATTATTTATTTTACTATGTTTTAACCAACCAAAGTTTTTGATAAGTTTCTTATTAGCTTTTATATTGTCAAAAATTTCTTCTTTAGGTCTTGAATCTCTAGGTGTAACAACAATAGGCATACGTGTTATATGTTCAGGAAGTTTTTCTATTCCTTTCTTTGTTGCAACAAAAGCAATATGAGTTCTGCCACCACCTACTACTCTATCATTAGAAGGTAACACAACCTTACCATAAGCTTCTATTTCTTTTATAAGTTTGTTTACACCCATGTTCTTTTCTGCAGGTTGCATACCCTTATCATCCTTAGAAAAGAAATCATCAAACACTAGAATAGGAACAGTCTTTAAATTTTCATAGTCAGACTTTACAGTTTCATAGGAGTGTCCACCATCTATGAATGCGAAGTCTACTTTTGAAGCAGCCTTACACTTCTTTAGTGTTTCTTTTGTATCTCCTTTGTGAAGTTTAAAAGTAAATGTCTTACCTTTTTCTTTCATCTTTTCTGCAAACTGATTAAGTCTATTCTCAATGAGTTCTATTGAGTGATGCTTTTTAGTGTTCATCTCATAGTCATCAGTCTGTTCATTTGCTTCTTCAAACAAATCAAATCCTAGATAGTGACACTTATCTCTATACTCAAACATTGCAAGTGCCATTTCTATTGCACGACCACCATTCCAAGTTCCAACTTCTACAAGTGACTTTGGTTTGTAATGTCTTATAATATCTGCAAGTTGTTTGTATCTTGGTAGCTTGATGTCAGGTGCAACTTCTGTATTCGTAGAGTTTGCATTCTTTTTTAAGTTTCCCTTGAAGTGTGTAAAGTATTCTGATAGAGGTGACTGCATGAAGGCAGTTAAACCTTTACAATTCTCAGATAGATTATTTACAATCATACCATGTGCCTTATATATATTGAGTAGTCTCTCAAATATAAAACCATCATGCCATTCTCTATAAGATAATGTTTCTCCTAGAGTATAACAACCTCTTAAATCTGCAAGTATAGAGCAGGCATCATGATAAAGTAAATTAAATGCCATGAAGCTTGTCTCACTATAATCAACATCTTTTCTTCCAAGATGTACAAGACTTGCTTTTTCAGGAAGCCATTTATCAAGTGCCTTCTTTTCTAATCTTTTATGAGTTATTGTATCTGCGTCAAGCCATATCAACCAATTGGATTCTTCAGGATTATTTTCCATCATCTTGAATGACTGCTCAGTTAATGCATAAACTTTATGACACCATTTGACTGCATCAAGTCTCCAATTATATGGTATCTTTCCACCTTCTGTACCATCATGAACTTTCATTCGTTCACGATACTGTTCCATTTCTTTTACATCATTAAGATGTATATATACAATGCTAGGAGAAATAGGGTGGTCAACCTTTTTAATATCGAAATCGTGGTAGTAAGCATACAGTTTAAAATGTTTTGGATTCCATTTATCTGCGACACTTTCAAGCATTTTCTTTGCATAAGTATTATATCCTTCTTCACTAAATGAAGTTACAAATGTGTACATATTAATATTCCTTTGGTAATAGTCTTGAGTTATAATCGTTTCTTAAAGTATTCCACTCACCTGTATAACTTCCATCAATTGTTCTCTTAGGTGTCCAACCATCAAACCAAGGTCCTCCTGTTGTAAAGTGTACATTACATGGATTAATTGATTCGTCTGTCCAACCATCTAAAAAGTTCCACTTGGGATGAATAGAACCTATCTCATGTTCATCTAGCCAACTAAAGTTATGAAGCCACCTACCTGATTTAGTATTGACATCATCTACAGTTAGATTATCATGAGCAGGATGTTCACAATTCCATAGTATGAAACTTGACCAATTCTTTCTGTTATAATTTTCTTGTTTTTGATTGTCCATTTTCTTAGTATCTTTTGGATTGTAGTCATGTTTTACTACAGATACTGCATACTCTTCATACTGTCCATACTCATCAAATATTTCTGAGATGTCTGCTCTTACAAACATATCACAATCCATAAAGAGTGCGAGTCCTTTGTGTAAATTAATAAATGGAACTAGAAATCTTGTGAAAGTAAACTCACTACTAAAGGGTCTCTTGTCAGATGAATCTCTCTTCTGACCTTCTTCATCAATATAGTAAGCTCTTCTATAAAGACCTGACCTACGTAAGGATGACTGCTCCAATGGAATAATGTCATACTTATGATTGAATCTTTCAATAGAATATTTTAATACTTCAAAAGCAATGTGTTCTTTGGGGTCATACCCCACGTATATAGCAGGTCTTTTATAAGTAAACATAAATTACCACTTAAAAAATTGGTCAAAGATAGTAAAGTGATTTGGTGCAATAGTATTTGCTCCATACTTTTCTTTAGCTATTTCTCTGTATTTTTTATATTTCTGAGTGGCAATCTCAGAAGCTGCTTCAAACTCTTTCCATGCTTGCTTTAAGTCACCATACTTGAGTTCTTCAACTTCTTTTTTCTTTGCTTGAATTTCTTCTTCAAGCTTTTTAATTTTATCATCAGACATAAAATACTCCTTCCTTTTGGAATTGTACAAAATTTTGACAGAAATGTCAAGGATTATTTAATAATGATATTCAGATGTATCACCTAGTCTGATTTCTTCACCACATTCTACCTGATATACTTCAGTGCTAACACGAAAGTCAGGTGTCTTAGGTTCTTTCGGGGTAAGGGAATTGTCATATACTCTCATTCTGTTATTAGGATAGAGTGCATACTGACCATTGGTAAGTTCTATTAAGTTAAATGATTTATGTTCCTCAGGTTTTTCACTTGTACTATAATCAACAGTATCTACATCTTCATGATAGTTATCTAGTGTACAAATATAAGTGCCATTCATAGTGCCACTATTCTTTGTTATTATTTCATAGTTCATGCTTGCTATAAACTGTTTGTGGATAGACACAATACCATAATCCATACAGTTCCAAAACTGTAACTCATGTAGAGGTAAATCTTTTTCAGGTATCTTTGGTTCAGATAAAAAGGCAGAGATAGGAAGCTTGTCAAACAATGCTCCATACTGAGGTAGATAAGTTTCAAAATAGAATGCTCTACCTGCAATGGATTTTGCACAAACCCATACACCTTCTACAAATTCACCATGACCATCCTTTAAATCTCTAAGATATTCTTTTCTTACCCATACCTTTTCTGCAGGTAAATTAGTTATCAGTGTTGGCATTTTTTCTAAAAACCTTCCTTCCTCTAAAGAAGACAATTGAATTGATTACTGTATTAATTGTAATGGCAATGAGTAACCACCACTGCCACCAGTCAAGTTCGTTTCCTATCATTGAATATCTACAACCTCACATACTCCTGCAGTACAGGCTAATTCCTTACTGCCCTTCGTTGTATCTTCTTTCTCATACTCTCTAAGCTTCTGCCAATCAATAGACTTAGGCATCTTCTTCATGAACTCTTTGTACTCAGATTCAGTTATGTCCTGATAAGGAGCTTGCTCATAAGTATGCTCACTAAAAGGTAAGAAAGAAATACCTGATACTTCATCAAAGTTTTCATACACCCAAGCACCTACTTCCATCCACTCATTCTCTTTAACAGATACTGTAATAGAAGGTTTGTGTTCACACCAATGTCTTTGATAGGTCAACCAAAAGTTTAACTGTTGTATAGCAGTCATTTCAGTTCTTGTGACTGCACCCTTTGGTGACTTGGTAGGAAAACTAAATACAGTTGTTGTATCAGGCTTACTGAAGTCAGGTTCTGCAGGAATGCCTGCATCCTTCATGAACTGTGTGAT